GCAACGCCGAACGTGCAACGTGGGAAGGGTAAGCCACTGTATTTACCTCTCGTTTCGGTGTGGTGTAGGCTGGTGGTGTCGTGTCGTGGCAAGCGCCACGCAGGACAAGTGCCTTACGCGCACAACAAAAACAAGAGGGTTGCAGGACAACGATGCCGACTGGTGGTTGGCAGGGATCACCCAACAGCATCGCGGCGCTGTTGCGGCATCAAATACCATGGGCGGACCAGCGCAAATGCCGGCGTTGTCGCCGTTTTGCGGTGCGCGGCGAGAATTATTGCCCGATGCACCTTGGTTGCTGGTCTCCCTTGTCCGGCGCGGCTGGTCGCGCTGAACGCCGTTCGCTGAGACAGCTAGAGCATGCCGGGCTTTTGCCGTTCGATTTGATCAGTCTGCCGCTATGGCGGAACCTTAACGGTTTGCCGACCAGCAAGCGCGCGCCGATTAGGCTGGCGTTGGTTCAGGCTTGGGATAAGCGGGACACGGCGCCGTTGCGTTGGGCGCAGGTTCAGCGCCAGGCGATCGACCTGGCAGCAACACCAGGCAAACGGCAAAACACTGCGCCATGGTACGAAAATGCCTAGGACCAGGCTAAAGCCGAAACCGGGACCAGCCCGGACCAGAGCGGGACCAGGACAATTTGTAGGTCCGGTGGTTGACCGGGACGACACCACAACAAGCCGTTATCAGGTCTCAGACCAGCTAAGAAGCCTTTTAAATCAACCGGATACGCCCGCGGCCGCGAAGGTGAACGCAGCCCGAACCCTTGCCGAAATCGAGGGGCTGATCGGCCGTCACCAACTGGCACCTGTCACTGGCACTACCGCTCCCCTTTCGTCACTGTCACGGGACCAGCTAACCGCCGAGCTTGACCGTCTTCGCACACTCTTTGATCTCGGTCTCGTCACCTAACCAGCTGATCCGCCTACCTAAGCCGCCTCCTCTTCAAGGAACCCGCTGTGTCACTACCGGTCCCGGGACCGGCAGCCCCGGGGGCTTCCGCCCCCCTCCGGGGGTGCCCGGCCGCGCGCCTCGACCCCATGACTGACTTTCGTACCAAGTTCGTGCGAGATTATCTTTGTAACCATATACCAAGTCGCGCTGTTTTTATCTTTGTAACCAAATAACAACAAATAAGACCCCCCGCCCCGCCGGTATAGCGCCGCGGTCGCGCACAGGTTTCTTCTTGAGACTTCGCCGGGTTTTCTCGGCCGGGGTGTGTGAACTTCCCCTTTTTGGGCGGCAAACCTCGCTTTGTCTGCGAGATCGGCGCTTTCGCTGCTCCTTTATGGACCCGCCGCGCCTTGTCAGGGGCACGGCAGGCGAAGCGTTAAGCACCTCGGGGCCTGTATGTCGCCCCCTATATACAGCATCCTTTGTCTTTTGTCCTGCGCCGTGTATAGGTGCCTCGCCCTACACGGGAAGACAAATGGCCGTTGTCGCCCTAAAACCGCGCCGCGGGTACTCGTTTACCGATCACGCGGTGGCCAACCCGGCCGCGCCTCCCCCCGGCGATCGCCTCGATGGCGAAGTCGACCGGATCGACCGCACCCTGGCCGAAATCCTCGACTATCTCGCCACCCTGAAGCTCCCTGCCCCCAGCGTTTCTGCGGCTTCCACCGCCCCCGCCGGCGTTCTCGGCCCCAGCAGTGATACCCACGGGGTCCCGGGCGCCGACCCGAACGCCCTGGCGATGGATTGGGCCGAGGTATCCGCGACATGGGCCGAGCACATGCCGGATACCATCCCGCCCAACATCCTCGCCGTCATGGGCATCACCGGGGACCACTGGAGCTCGCGCTGGTGGGCCAACCGGGCGGCCCAAATCGTCGAGGGCCTGCCCGGCGGCCCCGGCGGTCCGGCCCGCGTAGTGGTGGCCGATCACCCGAACTCCCCGGCCTCGCCCGGCGACCTTTGGTGGGACACGGTCTCGGGCCAGCTCTTTGTTTATTATAGCGATCCCAGCTCCAGCCAGTGGGTCCCGGCGACCAACCAGCCGGCACCCGCCGCGGTCGCGGCCCCGGCCCCGCCGGTCCAGGCCAATGTCATCGCGCCTGCCTCCGGCGCCACCGTCACGCTGACCGACACGCGCCCGGTTTACGTCAACAACCCTGCCATTTTGGCGAGCCTGACCCTGCGTCTGCCGGTGGTGACGCTGGGCACGCCTTGGGTGGTCTCCTTTGCCCACCCGGTCACCGTGTTAACCCTGCAGGACAATGCCGGCGGCGCCATCCCGACCGCTCCTGCCTCGGCCTACGGTCCTGGCGCCGCCATCGAGCTGCGCTTTGAAGCCCCCGGATGGATTTACTGGAAATGATGAAACTTCTCAGCCTAGTCCTGGGGCTACTACTGGCTGCGACTTCGGCCTTCGCCCAAAGTCCTTTCCAAGCATCCGGCAACACCGTGACCCTATCGGTGACGGGGGCCACCGCGCGTGTTGCGGTGGCGACTGATGGCTATAACACTGCGATCCGGGTTTTTAACTCGGGTGCTGTGCCGGTATTTCTCGCCTGCGGCGACGTTACTGTGGTGGCAGCGACAACCACTTCGATGCCGATCGCGGCGGGCACGGTCGAAATCCTGGGCTGCGGCAAGGGCTATATCGCCGGGATCAGCGCCGGCACCGCGGCCACCGTCTATCTCACCCCGGGCGCCGGTATATGAGGCTTCTCCCGGCCCTTTTTCTGGCGCTTTTGCTGGCTTTTCCAGCCCAAGCTCGCCTCAAGACAGGCCCGATCGACGCCGGCAGCGGTCATCGCATTAAGTCGGCCACGGTGGTCGACACGATGGCGACCAGCCTGATCGAGGCATACAGTTTCCGCAAGGTGCGCCCGGCCTATGGCGGTCCGCTGGTGAAACTGCGCCGGGCATCGGACAACGCGCTGCTCGACATCCCGACGACATCGAGCGGCGACCTCGACACGTCGGTGGCTGCAACGCATTGCGCCGCGACGACGTGCTACCTCAACACGGTTTACGACCAGAGTGGCGGCAGTCGGCACCTAGTGCAGACGAGCCTGCCGGATCAGCCTCTGTATGTGGCGGACTGCGGCAACGGGCGACCGTGCATGCGGTTGGACGCCACCGATTGGATGCCGGGGACGGGTGCCACGGTGACGCCCGCGACGGGTGTCATGTCGATCTCCGGTGTCGGGAAGCGCAGTGCGGGCACGGGTGGCGTGACCCTATTGCAGCCTGCCGGTGGCGGCAATCTGAGTTTCTTCACGGCCGCCAATGGCGGGCTGATGCTGTTCAGCGCGAGCACGTTCATCCAGGCGCCCGGTGCGGATAACGCGTGGCATGCCGGTGTGGGGACGATTGCTGGCGCATCGAGCGTCTTCCAGATGGACGGGGGTGCTGCGGTCAACGGTACGGTGACGTTGGCGGGGACGGCGGGCAGCCCGATCATGGGCAGCGCGGCCGGGACGGCCTACGATTGGGTCGAGGCGGCGGCCTGGGATAACTACACGCTGACCCTGGCCGAGCGGACGGCGCTGGCGCAGAACCAGCGGGAGTATTGGTTCCCACTGCCGTTGGATAGTTTCGCGCCGAGCGAGGCGTATAGTTTCCGCAAGCTGAAGAGCAGTTACGCCGGTCCCGGCATAAAGCTCCGGCGAGCCAGCGACAACGCCACCCAGGACATCAATTTCCTCGGCTTCACCGGGTTCACCGGCGCGCCGATCGACATGGCGCAGGCGGCGGCGTTTTGCGCCAGCACAACGTGCGCTCTCGACACGGTATACGACCAGAGCGGCAATGCCCGGCACCTTCAGCAGGCGACGGTGGCGAACCAGCCGCTTTACGTCGCGAGCTGTCAGAACGGCTTGCCCTGTGCCCGGTTTGACGGCGTGAACGATAGCATGGCGACGTTTCCGGTTTTGGTGACGCCGGCCACCGGGACGATGACGTTTGCCGGTGTGGCGAAGCGCACGGGCAGCGGCGGTATACCGGCCGTGTTTACGCTGGGCGGCGGCGGCGGCATGTATTTCTCGGACACCGGTACCGGGATGATGCTGTTCAAGGGCGGGCCGATATATGCCTCGCCGCCGCCTGCGGAAGGTGCGTGGCACAGCGCGGTGGGGGTGCAGAACGGCGCGTCGAGCAGCCTTACGGTGGACGGCACCCAGACGAACGGCTCGCTGGTAGCGTCGGCGGTGGCTGACTACCCGGCGATAGGCCAGAGCACGGCAATGGATTGGGTCGAGGGTTTACGCTGGGACAACTACGTCCTGACGGCGGCCGAGCGGGTGTTCGTCACTAATAACCAGCGCGCTTTCTGGGGGTTTTAGTGCGATTTCTTACATTAGTCCTCGTGTGCTTGCTGGCTTGGCCGGCTTGCGCCGATATGTACCAAGACGGGAGCAACGCCAAGCTGCCGGAGGCTCGGATTAACCTCGGGATCGGCACTTACGATCCGGTCAAGGACCACGACGCGCCGACCGACGGAACGACCGACGCGGCGGCGGCGATCAACGCCAGCCTGCAGGATTGTAAGGCAGCCAAGGGTGGCAAGGTAATCCTGCCGCCGAGGCAATACGCGGTGATCGGAGTCGACCTGACCATCCCGGCCGGGTGCTCTCTGGAGATGGCCAGCCCGCCCAGGATGCAGGGGTTTGACGGCATCCGCTACGGCGCCGGCTCACCCGGCATGGTGGGTCTCGACATCACCCAGCCGGCGATCCGGCTGGACGCGGCAAAGACGATCCAGAACCACGGGATGGTGCGCTCACTGGCGATTTTTAAACGCGGGTTGACTTACCCGACTTCGATCCAGGACACGCTGGCTCAGACCACGGCGTTCTCGGGCACGGCGATCGTCAACGCCAGCGACGACACGCAGATCGAGGATGCTTTCATTATCGGGTTCAACACCTGCGTCAGTACCAACAATTTTCAGCGCCCGTATATCCGGCACATTCGGCTGCACTGCAAGAATGGCCTCTACTTCAACGACATTCACGACGTTGGTCACATCACCGACGTGCATGGTTGGGCGTATTACCCGGGCAATGACCCAAACGGGTATGCCGGTGATTTTAAGCAGGTGACGGGTGTTGCAAACAACGGTTCGGGCGCCATCAGGCTGACGCTGAACAACGCGACGGGCGTGGTCACCGGCAATACGGCGGGAGTTCGCAATGTTGCCGGCATGCAGGGCGCCAACGGCGATTGGCCGGTCACGGTAATTGACGGCACGCACGTCGATTTGCAGGGCAGCACTTTTGCCGGGGTGACCAAGCCGGGGACGTGGAACCTGGGCGAGACGTTTGTGCAGATCGCCCTGGCCGACATGAACGGCATCTGGATGGGGCAGACGGTGACCGCCGCCGGCATTGCCGGTGGCACGACGGTACGGGCATTGGACGCGCAGAAGCCGGGGATCTGGCTGTCGAAGCCGACGACGGCTTCTGGTGCGGGTGTGTCCCTGACATTTGGCAATGGCACGTTTAGCGGCACCGGCGGTAGTCTCTTTGTCGACCCGAACCTGGCGGCGATGGAGACGTTCATCAGCGTCACCAACAGCGACCAGATGAACTTCAGCGATATTTTTGTCTTTGGCTGGAAGAAGGGCGTCTATCTGGGCGTCAACAGTATCTGGGCGATATTTCATAATTTCTCGTGCGACAACCACATGGCGCACGCGCCGCACCGTGTTTGCATGTACTGGGACGACAGCGCGCGGCTGAGTTCTTGGATCGGCGGCGAGGCCGGCGGCAACGCCATTGCCTTGGTGGACAAGGCAAGCGGTGGCGTCAATGCGGTTGTCGGGGTGGACATCCGCGAGCCGGTCGAGGTTAACGGCACCTACATGACCGTCAGTCTGCAGGGTGCGGCTGAAGCCATGCTGTCGGGTTTGTATAGCTCCTGCACTAACTGCTCGGCGATGCCCAGCAACATCGCGATCTACCAGGGCGCGGGCCGCAAGCACATCGGCGGCATGTTGCCCAATAGCGATGTGTACCCGCAGAACTTTAACGTCGCACTGGGGGCTACGCTGGTCGCACCAGGTACGACGCTGGCCTGGGACTCACCGTTCAACGACATTCGGATCGGCTGGGCGCCGACGCTGTATATCGGCGGCGCCCCCAGCGCCGGCACGGTTTATGTGGCGCAGCAGGCAGTGGCGCGCAGGCACTGGCCCTGGATCGAAAGCGACATGACGATGGTGTTGTCGACTAAGGGCGGCGGCTCTGGCGGGGTTGCGGTTGGCGGGTTTCCGAATGCCTGCAATTCCTATCCCAGCGGCACCGGCGTAAGTGTTGCGGTCGTGGACAATGCGGTTGGTTTGACGGGCACGCCGTTGTTCGAGCAAGTCAACGGCAGCGCGATCATCAACTTGCGCCAGACCGCCGCGGCCGGGCTGGGTTATGTCACCGACGCGAACCTGGCGAACAACAGTCAGATCCGCGGCCAGTTCAAGTGCGTGCTGAACTGGGTGCAGCGGTGATGGCGCTGGACTTCCCCAACTCGCCAACTAACGGCCAGGTCTACACCGGTCCTACCGGGCTCAGCTGGGTCTGGGACGGGGTCAAATGGACCACCGGCGCCAGCGGCTACGTCCAGCCGATGATCGTCGTCAACCACACCACGGCGTTGCCTGCCGGTTACAGCGGTTTTGCCAGGGTCGAGAACAATACGAACGCGCCGATCACCATCACGCTGCCACCTTCGCCGGTTGCCAGTCAGGAGATCACGCTAAAGGATTGCTACGGCAACGCGAGCACCTACCCGGTCACGATCACCGGTGGCGGCCCGGCGATCGAGGGCCAAACGAGCCTGGTCCTCAGCTTTAACTACAGCTGGGTCGACTTGATGTTTACCGGGGCGATGTGGGTGCAGCAGTGAAACACCTCGCTTTCTTCTTTGGCGTTTTGCTCTCCGTTGCGGCCCAGGCGCAGCAAGTGCCGAACCCGGTCAGCGGCCCGCCTAGCAGCGTGATGAACGAGTTGACCTCGTGGAACTCGGTCTACGGCAACGCGCTCAAACACGGCCCGGCCTTTATCACTAACGACATGCCGACCACGGTCGATGTTGATGGCTCGCCGCTTACTGGCCGGAATACCACAGCATTTACCGCCGGACAGATCCTCGATGGCGCGTTTCTGATCCCACCGGGGTCGGGAGGCAAAGCCTATGACGGGCTGCGCGGTGTCGCGTTCGCCCCGGCCGCGACGACGATCAACCTGGTCAACGGGGTCGCCGGATATGTCGTCAGCGACGCGGTCACCGCGACCGGCGGGTTCCCAGCCTCGGTGGTTCTGTTTGGCGCCGGCGTGGCGCGCGGCACCGGCGCCAAAGTTTGGGGCCTGAACACCCTGCTTTCCGACACGCTGACCGGTGCAGTCAGCGCCGGCACCGGCAAGTCGTTGAACAACGAGCTGGATTTCAACGTCTCATCGCCGTCGACCACGATCCTTGGGTTGCAGTTTGCCGGTGGCTCGAAGGCGCAGCCGGCTTACGCGCACGCGGTGATTTTGCAGCCGATCGACGGTGTCAACAACGGCTCTGTCGCGAAGTGGACGGACTTCCTGTCGTCCACCGGCGGCTCGACTTGGACCTTTGCTGATATTGGGACCAAGGAGAGAACCGGCACCAGCGTTCACTCGCAGGATGTTGTCTTTAACTTTCTGGGGTCGACCGGAGTTGCCGGCAAAATCGGTCTGGCAGGCAGCGAGAGCGGCGGGCTGGAAATACTGTCGTCGGTTGCCGGCGCTACCAAGATTAGCTTGCTGGGCGGGGCGGGAGCGGCGATCAGCGTGCCGGATCAAGGCGGGTTTATCATCAACAGCCGGGTCGCGATGCTGGGCAACGGCGCCACGTTCAGTCTCGGCGGCGACCCGGCCTGGACCACCCAGAACCTCGGCAATGCCTCGACTGCCGCACTGAACCTCTACGGCACCAACATCGTGATGAACGGCGTCATCACCACCACCTCGAACGTGCTGGGCGCGGCGATCGGGGCGTTGCTCAACGGGGCCGGGCCAAATGCTGGGACCCTGAGCAACTCCCCGAAAGCAGGTAATCCGACCAAATGGGTGCCTTTTAATGACAACGGCACGCTGCGTTATATCCCGATGTGGTGACCTCAAATGGGTTTTGCCGTTTTTACTGTTTTCCACTTCCGCCTTGGCGCAGGAGCCGCCCCGGGAGCCCCCGGCGATGCGGGGTCTGGCGCTGGCGTTGCAGCAAATGGCGGTTGCCACCGAGCAATACATCGGCGATGTCAACCGGCGCCTCGCCGAGAAAGATACCCAGATTAACGATCTGATCCAGAAGTGCGGCGAGCCGTGCAAAACAGGAGGTAAATAATGGCTGTCGATCTCCAAACCGTGAGCCTGCAAGGCACTTACCGGATCGGGTTCAAACCCCCGGCCGAACGCTCTCTCGCTGCCGGCGAACTCTATATCGAGGTCGGCGCCGGCGCCCCCAAGCTCTGGGTCGGCGCGATGGAAGAGGCCGGCATGGTCGGCAACATGGCGGTGTTCGCCACGGCCGAGGCTGCCCCTCTGGTCCCGCCGGTCAACCGTGATGTCCCGGCGGTGACCCAGGCGGGTGCCGTCCTCAACTGCACGATGGGCAACTGGGACGGCGCCCCCGATACTTACGCTTACCAGTGGCGGCTCGACGGGACGGACACCGGCGACGGCACCGCGAACTACACTTCTGTTCCTGCCGATGTCGGAAAAACCGCGATTTGCACGGTCTCGGCCACCAACGCTGCCGGCACCACTGTGGCGCCGCCGTCGAACCAGGTGATGATCGCGCCAGAAGCTGGCGTCGCAGGGTCGGCCGCCCCCGGGATCGAAATGCAAAGCAGCCCGCCGCCGCAGTCGCAGGTCGAGCCCAAGGCTGAGGCGTACGGCTCGCCGGCGCCGCCGCCCAAGGAAGAGCCCAAGGCCGAGGAACCGCACTCGCGGCGAAACCATCGCTAGGGGGAAGCACTGATGGCGGCGTCCCAGGACCAACCGGCACCGTTGACGGTGTCGTCCCCGCCACCGCACCCGACGATGGCGGTCTTCAGGTGCTTGAAGCAGTCGTTCCGCGACTACCACAGCGGCACCGGCGCGACGATGACGGTGGCGAACCCGGCAGGCCAGTCGCACAGCGCGACCTTGACGATCTCTGGGACCATCGATGTCGACCCCTCGGTCCTGATCTTGCCCCCGGCGGTCTCGGTCAGCCTGACCCAGGCCGGCGCGGTGGTTGCGACCCGCGACGCACCTGTCACCGCGGGGAACCCCGGGACCTATACGACGACGTTCCCGGCGAACACCCTGGCGGCCGGCGCGGCCACCGCGACGGTCACCTCGATCGTCCCGCAAAAGACCGCCACAACGGCGTCTTTCACGATGACGTAGGCTATGTCGCCTGATCTCGCCCGGTATGAGGGGGTCCTCAAACGCCTGATCGCGGTCACCGAGGCCGAGACCTCGATGCTCGCCTTCACTAAACTGATGATGCCCTCACCACGCTACCCGGATGACCCCGATTTCAGCCGGTACGAGGTCCAGCGGTTCCACGAAGTCATGTGCGCCGCCTTGGAAGAGCTGGAAGCGGGCCGGATCAGGCGTTTGATCATCAATCTGCCGCCTCGGCACGGCAAAACTCAGCTCGCCAGCAAGATGTTCACCGCCTGGTTTTCGGGCAAAAACCCCGATAAATCGGTCATTTTCGGCACTTACAACGAGAAATTTAGCCAGGACATCGGTCGCGCCGTGCGCGATATCATGTTGATGCCGCCTTACGCCCAAGTCTTCCCCGGGACCACCCTGAAGACCGACAGTAAAGCCAGCGATCGCCTGGAGACCACCGAGGGCGGCATTTTAGCCTTTGTCGGTCGCGGTGGGACCACCACCGGCCGCGGCGGCGACCTCCTGGTGATCGACGACCCGATCAAAGACCGCATGGAAGCGGACAGTCCGACTATCCGCGACACCCTTTGGACCTGGTTCACCCAGGTTATCGCCTCGCGGCTGATGGACGAGACCGGCCGGATCATGCTGATCCAGACCCGCTGGCACCAGGACGATCTTATCGGCCGATTAACCGACCCCCATAACTCGTACTACGACCCGGAGGAGGCCGCGGAGTGGCGCATCATCGACCTGCCCGCCTTGGCCTTCGACGACGGCAAGGACCCGCTGCGCCGCCAGGTGGGGGAGCCCCTGTGGCCCGGACGATTTGGCAAGACCTATCTCCAAGCCCTGCAGCGCCGCGACGTGCGGGGATTTTCGGCCTTATACCAAGGGCGGCCAAGCCCGGCTGGCGGGACGTTCTTCTCGGTGGACTGGCTCCATACATACCGGCCCAACGATCTGCCCTCTTCGTTGCGGTGTTACGCCGCTTCCGACCACGCGGTCGCCTTAAAGCAAGGGTCGGACAAGACCTGCCTGATGGTGGTCGGGATCGACAAGGATGACCTGATCTGGGTCCTGCCGGACCTGGTGTGGCGGCAGATGAACGCCGAGCAGACGGTCGAGAGTATGTTACGCATGATGAAGGCCCACAGGCCCTTATTTTGGTGGGCCGAGCGCGGTCATATCAGTAAGTCGATCGGGCCGTTCCTGCGCAAACGTATGCTTGAAACGCACACGTTTTGCTCTCTCATCGAGATGCAGCCGATCGCGGATAAACAAACCCGGGCGCAGTCGATCCAGGGAAGATTAAGCATGAACCGGGTGCGGTTTCCCGAAAGGGCGCCCTGGTGGCCTGCGGCGCGGGACCAGATGCTGAAGTTCCCTTACGACGCGCACGACGATTTCGTCGACACCTTGGCCTACATCGGCCTCGGCCTGACCCTTCAGGTCGGGGCCAGCGACCGCAAAGAGCCGACCGCCGACCTGCCGCTCGAAAACACCTATGCCTGGCTCAAAATGCAGCGCGAGCAGGCCGAGCGCAGCGTGAAACTGGGTTTTGCCTCGGGAGGTTGGTAATGACGGCAGGTATCTGGTTCTGGATCTTCTTCGTGATCTCGATCGTCTTTAGTGGCGGCTGGTACTGGCGCAATCAAACGGTACTGCAGCCTTATGGGCCTTTCAGTTTGATCTTTTTCATCTTGATCGGGCTCTTGGGCTGGGGTGTTTTTGGGGCACCCATTAGGTGAGCGATCTCGGGACCCCTCCCATGATGGGACCACCGGGACCAATGGCCCCGGGACCACCCGGTATGGGACCGGACCCGACCCAGCTGGTCACGCAGGACCAATCCTTCGTCAACCGCGACCGCCCGACCCCGGACGAGCCGCGGCGCAAGCTCGTCAACCGCTGGCAGGACCGGGTCAAGCGCGCCAAGCGGCACTGGCGCATGCCCTTCAAGCGGATGCGCGAGAACATGGAGTTTGTCGAGGGGAGGCAGTGGCCCGAGATCGCCAAATCCGAAAAGCGCGACGACCGCTACGTCGCGAACATTTGCATCCGGCACGTCCTGCAGCGTACTGCCGAGCTCTACCCGAACAACCCGACGATGCAGGCGAAGTCCAAGCCCAAGCTCATCGCCACGGTGTGGGACGGCTCCGAACAGCAGCTCCTGCAGGCGCAGCAATCGATGCAGATGGCGGCGCAGTCCGGCATGCCGCCCGACCCCAACTCGATGGCGATCTTGCAGGACGCCGCCACCGTCAAGCAGTTCGACCAGATCACCGCCAAGGTCGGGCGTACTTTAGAACTGCTCTACGATTACAACATCCAGGAGCAAAACCACTCCTTCAAGCAGTCGATGAAGATGTCGATCCGCAGGAGCATCATCACCGGGGTCGGTTACGTCAAACTAGGGTTTCAGCGGGCGATGCAGATGGCGCCCGAAGTCGAGCACCGGATCGCCGATATGTCGGAGCGGTTGGCCAACATCGAGCGCCTGGCCGGCGATCTCTCGGATGACGAGATCCAACCCGATAGCGCCGACGCC